ACGTATCCAGTGTTGCTTGCGTAGCGCGGCCCAGCGCTGGATTGCGCCTCCAGCAGCACCACGATCTGCTTACCTGAGCGCAGCAGCTCGTCGATGCTCATGCCCGCACCTTCGCGTCGCTGCTGCGCTCGATGGCACGCCCGAGGCGCTCGACCAGAGCGGCCGTTGTAGCCTCTTGCTGCTGCGCGAATACAAAAAACTTGTCGAGGAATGCAGCGTTGATGTCAGTTCCGGCTTGCAGATCCAGGCTGATTGCGGCGAGTTGCGCGGTCTGCTGCTGCAACTGAGCGACCTGCTGCTCGCCGGTAGCGTTCGCTTGGGTGAACGCGTCGAAAATCGGCTGGATGTGCTCGATCAGTTTTTCGTTGTGGTTTTCGGCTTGCTCGAAGCGATCGCGCAATGCCTGAATCGTGCCTTCGCTCTCGGCTTCCTGCATCACGCTGAGCGTGGCCAGCGTGTCGTCAAGCCCTTGCAGCTCGGCAATGGCGTTGGCCTGCAATTGCGCGATGCGGCTCGACACGTCGATGCTGGCTCGCTCGAAGCCGCTGAACGATGCGCCGGACACGGCCTGCCCGGATACGCTGCGCAGCGCAGCTTGCACGCGCTCGAATTCTGACACGGCAGTGTTGCTCACGCCGAATACCGCACGATTTTCGCTCAGCAGCGCCTCGGCAGCCTGCTGCAACCCGCCGATGGCATCGGCATCGCCACCACGCGCGCGGCCGAGCAGGGCATCGAACTGGCCCTTGGCCACATCGAGCCGCTGGAACGCGGTCAACGGCGAGTTGCTGCTCAGGCCCAGGCCATCGGCAAAATCGCGCAGCCGTGCCAGCGCCTGGCGCTGTGCATCAATGGCTTGCTGTGCGGCCTGCGCTGCTTGATCCTGCGCCTGCGCGGTCTGTTGGATATCAGCAATCTCGGCGTTGTAGCGGGCGACCGTCGCCTGCCTGATCTGATCGATCAAACCGATCTGCGCCTGCGGATCGGCGGCACCTGCAAGCTGATCGCGCAGACTGCCAATGTTGCCCTGTTGGAATGCGGCCTCGCCGAAACCCGGCTGCGTGCGGCGGATATTGAGTATGTCGCTGGCAATCGACCCTCGCGCATCACCAATCGCGCGCGCGAGGTCGGCGAATACGTTGCGCAGGCGCTGAACCTCAGCCTCAACCGCGTTGGTCGCCTGCCGTGCTCCCAGCTCACGGATCGCCGCAAGCTGTTCCTCGGTAGCACCGAGCGCGATGGCCTGCGTGAGAGTGTCCTGCATCGCAGCTGCGACGCGCGATAGCTCAATCTCAAGCGGGGTCGCGTCAAGCTCGAACAGCGACTGGGATACGCCGGCCAGCAGCGATGCCAGATCGGCCTGCGCCTGTCGTTGCAGCAGTTCCGATTGCGCAGCGCCAAGCGCGCGGATTTCGGCCAGATCAGATTCAGTCGCTCCAAGGCGCGTCGCCTCGGCAATCGCTCGCTCGGTTTCGCGTGCCACCTGCTGCAAACCGGCCGCAAGCGGCGCCAGACCAAAGTCGGCGAGCGCATCGGCAGCAGTCTGCGCTTGGCTGCGGATATTCTCCACGAAGCTAGCAAGCTCATCGGCAAACGCGCTGATCTGCTGCTCGGCTTGGCCCAGCGTCTGATTGAGCGCGTCCTGCGCATCGATCACCACGCCAATCGCCTGCGCGGCCTCAAGCCACTGCACCACGGCATCGGCTGCGAGTGTCGGCAGAGCCGCCTCGAACAACGCGCGGAACTGCGCCAGCCCCTCAGCGCTGGCGAAGTCGCTGGCGTTGAGCCCGATGTCGCCGAACTGCTGCTGTGCCGCAAGCTGCGCGGCATTGAGCGAGTTTGCCGCGCGTTCGTTGTCGCTGAAAAACCGCTGGAAGTACTCCTGCCATAGCGTTGTCGCACGATCCAGCCCGCCAGCCGCATCAACGATGTCGGCGCTGAACCGAACGAATTGCTCGCGGCTCAGATCCAGCGAAACGTTGGATAGCTTGAGCGCCTCATCGAGCAACGCCGATCCGGCCACCAACCGCGAATACGCATTCACCAGTGGCTCGCCGGCCTGCGCCAGCGACACCGTGAACGCAGTAATTTCGGCGAGCGAGCCATCGCCCAGTAAGTTGAACCCATTGCGCAGATCAACTGTCGCGCCGAGCAGGAATTGCGCGCCTTCCAGAAGCTTTTGCGCGTTGCCAGCAAACTGTTGCGATACCGCCGTTGCCTCGGTGTTTCCGAGCGCCTTGTCGATCACGCCGATGATATTCAGGGCTTGCAGGCGCAGCGCGAATTGATCTTGCGTTTCCTCCACGATGCGGCCGGCGATGGTGCTGAACTCGCGCTTGAGATTGCCTTTTTTGTCGAACTCGCGCCGGAACGATCCAGCGATCAGCGCAGGCGTATCGATTCCCAGCGCTGCCGCCGATGTTGCAACCGAGTTGCTGATGGCGTTGAAAAGATCGTCAATTGCCTGCTGCGCCTCTGCGCTCAGGTCGGTCTGCAACGTGCGCTTTTTGTTCGACCCGAACAATCCGCCCTTCTTTTTCTGGTTCTCAAACTGGAACCCGACGGCGCCGCTGGCGCCAATACTCAATTGAGCGCCAGAAAGCACCGTCTGAAACTTGTTGCCGATAATCGTACCGGCAACCGAACCGATTACCGCGCCAATTGCTGCGCCCCACGGGCCGAAATTGCCGCCGATCGAACCGCCGATAGTGCCGCCTGTTGCCCCGGCCTTACCGCCAATCAGCGAACCGAACAGGCCTCCGCCAATCGCACCAGCCGCACTCGCGCCGCCGAAGCCGCCAGCACTTGTGCCACCGCCACTACTGCCGCCCTGGCTAAACAGGCTACTGAAAAAGCTACCGAACCCGCCCTGGCTGGTGCCGGTACCTTGCCCGGCAAACGACGCCAGCGGGCCGCTACCGTTGAACGGGCTGCTGCCCCCAGCACCACCACCGAACAAGCTGCCGAACAGGCTGCTACCGCCGCCACCTTGCCCAAACAGCCCACTCAGCGAGTTGGCGAACGAGTTGCCGGACGCGCCAGCACCGCCAGCCGCCGTAGTAACGCGCAGCGTCAGTGAGTTGCGCAGGAATGTCGAAACCAGGTCGGACAGGAAGTCTTTGGCGATGTTTTTCAGATCGCGACCAAGCGAGCGGAACTTGCTTGCCCCGTTGGCGATGAAGTCGCCGAATGCGCGCGTCACGTTGGTCGTCGCATTCTCCCATGCGTCCTGGTACACGCTTGCAGCCTGCGATGCGCACGCAGCCAGTTCTTGCTGCCCCTCGCACTGCGACCGCAGTGACTCGTTCGCACGCACGCGTAACTCAACCTGCTGTAGCAGCGCCGCGTTTTCAGCAGCAGCAGTTGAACCATTGCCAATCAATGCTTTCTCGGCTTGTCGCAGCGCAATCGCCACTTGCCGCTCGGTGTTATTCAGCCCAATCAAACGACCCTCGAATTCGAGGTCATCTAGCATGTCCTGAATCGGCGTGCGCTGTGATGCGATTGCGGACGTTGCGCGGTTGACGTTTTCGACCAGCAACGCTTGGCGCTCGGCGAACTCGGCAGCGGTTATCGCGCCAGCGCTCAGCAATTCGTTGGCATCGGCTACCTCACTGGCATATTCAGCAAACGCTTGGGCTTGCGGGCCGGCTAGCTCAGCGGCTAGTGCTGCGGTTTCGGCACGAAACGATTTTGCCAATTCGGCGGCACGCTTGGCCTCGGCGTTGCCCGCCTTTTGCGCGTTCTTGGTGGCGTTCAACTGCGCCTCGAGCCCCGGCAAAATAGCCAACAACCCAGCTATCTGCGTTTTTTGTTCCTTGGTTGCGTCGGCTGCGCTGAACTGTTCCAAGCGCAGCCTGACTACCGCCGCCGCTCCGCCTTTGACCCCGGCAATCTGCTCGCGCATGCCTTGGACCTGCGACTCCGTGGCTTTGATCAGCTCATCGATAGCCTTACGCTGGCCAAGCAGCGTTGGATTTGCGGCATCGGCTGCGGCTTTGCTGCGCGACAGCTCATCGTTGAGTTCGGCGAGTCGATCGCGCAGTGTTTTTACTGGGATCGAGCTGGTACCAAACCGCTGCTCCAACTGTCGCAAGCTGCGCTCGGTCGTCGCGATGTCGCGCAGGATCAGGCTCGGGCTAGCCTGCCGGATCGCCTGATTGGTTTGCACGATCCGCTGATTGATATCGAGCGCCTGGTCGCGTGCGGTTTTTGCCACTTGCTCGGCGCGCTGCTGTGCGGTTGCCAGTCGATTGATCAACAGCGTCAACCCGATTGCAGCACCAGCGATCAGCGTGGGCCAGCCACCGATCAGCGCAAACAAGCCGCGCCCGGCAACCGCAAACGTATTGCTGGCCACGCTGGCCGCCACAAACTCTCTCGCGATCGACCGCGCGGCCAGCGATGTGCGCAGGCTTGCAGCCGCTGCCGCAACCATCGCGCTGACGTATCGCGATAACACGACTGCGGACACGGTAAGCGCTGCGCTTGCCAGCAAGTCGAAATTGGTGGCGACCAGCGACAGCGCAGATGCCAGCGCTGCGCTGGCGCCGGTAGCGCTCGATGCTTGCCCAACAAATCGGGTGAACGCGTTGCCAATCTGCGTGGATGCGCCGCCGATGGTGATCGCCATGCCGGCGAACTGCGTTTGCACATCAACCGCGCCGGCAAGCAACGAATCAGTCAGGATTTTTGCGGTGATGCCACCCTGTGCCGCGAACTCGCGTAGCTCGCCACGGCTCTTACCGAGGCTCTTGGCGAGCAGATCGAGCAATATCGGCGCCTGCTCAGCCACGGAGTTGAACTCATCACCGCGCAACGCGCCACTGGCAAGGCCCTGCGAAAGCTGCACGATGGCATTACGCGCGGAGTCGGCCGATGCACCGGATACCGCAAACGACTGGTTTACCGTCTCAGTGATCTGTGCGAGTTGCTGCTGGCTCAGTCCGAGGTCGGCGGTGCTGCGTGCCAACGTGGTGTAGAGCTGTCCGGTTGTCGCCAGCTCCGCGCGCGTGCGCTGCGCGATGTCAAACACCTGCTGCCCAACCACATTTGCTTGCGCCTGGCTGTCGGTTACCAGCCGGATGCGGCTTTGCAGGTTGGTGTACTCATCAGCCAGCCGGGTGATGGTGCGAACGGCGGCCGCGCCAGCGGCGATGCCGAAAAATCCGAGCAACTGCTGGCGCAGACCGCGCACCACTTCGCTGGCGCCGGAGGCCGAGCGCCCGATCTGATCGATGACGCGCTGCGATTCGCGGCCGGCGCGGGTGCTGGCCGCGCCGGTCTTGCCGATCTCGGCCGATACGGTCTGGATCGACGCAACCGCGCCGCCAGCGTCGGTACGGATGCGCAGGGTAACGGTCTGGTCAGCCACCAATCACCTCACCTGCGGCTTGCACGCCGATTGAGCGAGTCCGCCACGACCTGGCCGATATGCTGGACGCCGGCGAGGATCTCCGCCCAGCGCGTGCGCGGTGGCCGTAGCAGCGCGATGGCAGCGCGGCACTCGGCCGCACTGACGCCCAGGTGCAACACGCCGAACCCGGCGCCGACAACCTGCTGCGCACAATGCTGATAGACGAGTACCGCATCCCAGTTGCACGCCAGCACATCGACGGTGCGCCCGGCACCACGGTCTGGCTCATCGCCGGCACGCAGCCAGTCGGCACCCGCGTGGGTGCCGTCTCCGAACTCCTGGCCTGCTGCTGGCTCATCCGCCGCGCGCGCTCCGCTTAGCGCTTGCGCGACGGATTGGAGTTTTTTGCAGGCGCACCCGCAAGGTTTTCTACAAACGCACGCACCGCAGCTGCGCCAAGCGCGAGATCAGAGATCACCAGATCAACCTGCGCCTCGGCGGTCAGCGGTCCGCTATCGTCGGCGATACCCTCGACGCCAACCAACACCCGGCGCAAAAACTCGGTGTCGCCGAGCTGCTCGTCGACCAGCGACTCAAAAGCGGCGCGGTCGTAGTGTTTGAACTCGGCGGTGAACGACCCTTCGACGGGGTGTTTCGGGTCGCTTCCGGCCAGCGACACGCTGACGTTGGCGCGGAATGAGTCGGTGCGGACGAACTTGAGCATGGGGTGTTCCTCTGTTGAGCGCGGCCGGGATGTCCGGCCGCGTGGTGGGTTGGGTTACGGCTGCTGCGTTGGCGGGCCACCGCCGAACAACCGGCGCGCGGCACGGCGGATCGGATCGAGCGGGCTGGCAGTGCCCAGCGTGCCGCTGGCCTTTGCGCGCTTGCGCCAGATCAGGTAGTACGCCGCGGCGGCAATAACGACAAAAACGAGGATGGTGAGCATGTGATCTCCTACGCTGGTCAGTTACAGGATGGATCGGACAGCGAGCTCAACGAGCCATCAGCGCCACGCACAAGCGTCTGCGCGCAGGTGGGCTGGTCGGCAACGTAGCGCGCGCGCCATTTACCAACACCAGCGCCGAACCCACCGACAGCTCCCTTGTCGATGTTGCCGTGCTCAAGGTCTAGCGCGGACAACTGGCGCGATGCACCCGGGCCGAGCAGCATCGATAGCTCGCCGCTTTGCGCGCCGGTGTCGTCGATCGCGCTGACCACGATGAGCGCGGTGCGATCGCCGGTGTTGGTGATGCGCACGAACGTCTGCTGCGCGGTATTGCCGGCCGGATTGAGCGTGTAGAAATCACCTGAGCTCACCGGCTGGACGTGCGCCAGCACGATATCGCCCTCCCACAGCACGGCTGTGCTGCCGTTGGGGTTGGTCAGCTTGACGTGCGCCACAATATCGGAGCCGGGCCGGAACACACCGCGCACTGCAAGGCCGGTAAGCGCAAACGGGCCATCGCTGGATGCCAACAGCAACTGCGGTGTGCTGGTGCTGATGGTGCCGCCGCCGATGATGTCCGGGGTGCGGGCGAATGCGCCTTGCTGCAACGCGACGCTGATCGCGAGCCGATCCTCGGTGGCATCGGCATCGGCCCAGAGCACGCCCGGCAGCTCGATAACATCGGCCTGCTGCACGGTGAGGTTGGCGGGCGGATTGCAGGTGTCGGTGAGATCGCCGTAACACACCGAGCCGGCAGCAAACGCCGGTGCCGCGGCCATGAGCAATGCAACGACGATGGCGACGTTTGGGGAACGTAGTGTGCGCATCACTCGAACTCCAGCAAAAATTCGTCGTTGCCGGCGCTGGTGGCAATCGCGCGGCCGCTGACCTTGTAGGCGAGGAAACCGTCGGCATCGATCGGCTCCACCGTCTCGATCTGGCCCTGACCAATCGAGAGGCGGGTGAGTTTGCCGGCGCCGCCGCCATCGAGCGTGCTGACCAGCGCAACGCTCGCATGCGACTTGGCGAGCGCGTACGGGTCGAGGCTCGCTTTTGCCGGGCGGTAAAACGTGACGCTCCATGTCGGCTTGCGCGAGGCAATCAGCGCGATTTTGTCCTCGCTGTGCTCGATGATCTTGAGGTCGGAGCCGAAATCGAACGTCAGCTCGGTCGCACTGACGGCAAAGCCGTTGATCGTCAGCGCCCATGTCGGCTCGGTCACCGGCACCGGCACCTGGAACCCGGCCAGATCGACTACCGGCAGCGCAGCCTCGTCCACGTCGCCGGTGGCGTCGCCGAGGATCTGCACACGCGCGGTTGGGGCGCGGCCGATGGCAAACGTCAGCGCGCTCAATGAGGCGCGGCAACCGGTCAGCTTGACCAGCGTGCCGCCGTGGTGGAAATACGCGGTGCCGCTCGGGATGGCGACGCTGATCGGGTTGTAGCGCGCAGCGATCGGCGGGCCAACCGGATCGAGGGTCTGGGCGAGACCGCCGAGTTTCAGCAGCGTCGCCAGTTTCGGCGCCGTGCCGGGCGCCGCGTTGCCGATCAACTCGACGTCGCCCTCAATCGTGCCGCGAAAATTCGAGAGCAAAAACGGATCGTGGCCGAATACCGGCTTGTCGATTGCGCGCTCGATCACGGTGGACTCGACTTTGCTGCTGCCGTTGAGCAACAGCAGCCCGTCAGTGGCACCAACCGGCAACGCGTCGGTGCCCTCTGTGACCTCCTGCTTGAGCAATACCGCGCGCTGCGTGAAAAATTCGAGGGCCATTGCTTACTCCTTGTCGATCAGGGTGAGGCGACGCTTGCGCGTGCTCGAGGATTCGGCCGGCGCGTCGCTGTCGGCGGGTGGTGCATCAGGTGTTGCCGCTGCTGCGGTGCCCGCTGGCATCAGTACGCCATCGCGGATCACGTAATCGCCGCCGCTGCTTGGTAACTCGGGTCGGGTGCTCATGCGGCCTCCAATGTGTAGCGAGTGCGGTAAATCTCCTGCCACCAGAGGGTGGCGCCACTGCGTTGCTCAAGCCGGCCCGATTGCAGGTCGATCGGCAGCGTGTCAGCCGGGCTCGGCGTCCAGCCGATCAGCGCGCCGCGTACGGCGGCGATCAGTGCCTTGAGGTCGGCGCCGGCCGCGCTGCCCAGATCGGCCTGTCGATAGTTGCGGGCAACGACGACCACCGACAGCGCAACATCGACGATCTGCGATACGCGTTGGCTGCTGCCGCGATTGGCGGTGGCGCTCTCGCGCGCCAGCAGCACATATGCAGCCGGCACCACGCCGGAGCCAGCATTGTCCACGGCCGCGTCGAGCTCGGCCGCGCCGGCGACCAGGCGCAATGTCGGCACGCTCGACTGCAACCGCGTGATGACTGCGGCAATGTCAAATGGGCCAAACATCAAAAATCGGCCAGCTCGGCGCGCGTGAATACGCGGCCAGGGGCATTGGTGAGCACATCGCCAGCGCTGGCCGCAGCGGTGTCGGTGATACCGAGCGACAGCTTGCGGTCACGGATCAACCCGAGCGATTTGATGGCGTCTTTGTAGCGCGATGCAACCAGGCTGTCGTCAGCCAGCCCATCGTGCAGGCGATAGCGAAATATGTCGGTGGCCCAGCCGCGCAGGATGCCGGGCACAGTAGCCAGCGGCAGCGCGTAGCGCGCAATGGCGAGGTAGCCGTCGATCAACTCACCCACATCGGCAATCAGCCGATCGATGCGCACCAGTGCGGCATCAGCGGCGGCGATGTCGGCGGCAGCAAACGCAGAGCGATCGCCACCGGTAATCGTCAACATCATCAACTGCGGGTCGATGGTCGGCGAATTTTTATCGGCCGCGCCCTGCCCGAGCTCGAGGGCTCCGGGAGATTGCAGCAGATCGGCTGGCGTCAGATACATCGTTACTCGGCCTTGGCGGCTTTCTTCGGGAGCGCCTTGGCCTCGGTATCGGCTACGGACAGCACGCCCTGCGCGATCAGCGGCGCGGCCTGCGCCTCGGTCAGCTTGACGGTGCCATCGCGCTGGATGCCGTCACCGGCATTGATCGGGCTCAACACGTTGTAGGTAGGCATTGCAGTCTCCTTAAGGTGAGCCGGCGCGACACATCGCGCCGGCCCTGCATCTTCTGCGATTGCGGCAGTTACAGGCCGGCGTTCTGGATCAGGTAGCCGGCACTCATGCCGCTGATCTGCGGGCTGGCGTCGTAAGCGCTCGGGTACACCCACGCTTTATGGGTCTGGTCGAAGTACGGCGCCTCGACCAGCGGATGGCCGTTGATCGTGTACATGTAGCCGTAACTCGGCTCCTCGACGTTGGCGCCAACCGGCGAGCCGTGGCTCGCATACGCCACGATCACGTCGCTGCCCCACACGTCGCCAAACGCATCGTTTGCGCCGGTGGCCACCTTGGCGCCTGCAACCACCACGCGCTCAACATCCCACAGCGTCTGCAACAAGTCGGTGGTTACCGACTGGATGCTGGTGTGCTTGGTGCGCTCGGTGATTTCCGGGTGGACCTTGAGCTTGTTGAACGCCTTGCGGCTCAGCACCACCGTGTTCGGCTCGACGCCGATGCTATCGGCAATGGCCTCTTTTGCCGTCTCGATGTCGGTGCTCGGCTTGGTTGTCGCCACGCCCCACGACGATGTGCCACCAACCAGTGCGAGCTTGTGGCTGGCATCGTAGTTGGCTGCGTTGCGCGCCAACGTGGCGGCGTCCGACTCGAGGCCGAGGTTGATCGCGCGCAGCACCACGTTAACTGCACGCGATGCCAGATCGATCCCAGGCACCTGTGATGCGTCGGTCATGTGCTCGATCGGCACAACACCTTCGAGGGCATTGGGGATGATCGAGTACGGTTTGCCCGCGTGCCCAAACTGGATGCGCTTGACCGCGCCACCTGGAGCACGACGGGTGTTGTAAAGCCGGAACGACTCTTTGCCGAACTCGATCACCTGGCCGCCGTACGTGGCGACCGGCGCTGATGGGAACAAGGCGCTCCACACCAGTCCGGGCTGGCGGAAGCCGCGCGCGTGCTGACTGAGTACGGGATCGATGACGCGGTTCTGACCTGCGGTCTGCTGGGGCATTGCTGTATCTCCTGGGGTTAGCCGATCAGTTGCCGATCAGCAAGACTTCGATGCGGTCGCCATCCGCCGCCGCCGCTTGCAGCGCGCGGGCGACGGTAACGCCGGCTGCTTTGGTGATGGCCTTGCCGCCGGCGCCGACCTCGAGCGCCGCACCGGCCGCTACCGCAGCACCGGCCTTGACGATGCTGGTACCGATCACGTCGGCCGGGAACCGCGCACCAATGGCTGCGTCGGAGTTGGCGACACCGATGGCATTGGCGCCGGCCGCGGCGGTGGCGCCGGCCTGCGTGACAAACGTCTCCGCGACGACCGTAGCGGTCGCGGCGACGCTGAGCGTGAGCAGGGAAACTTTCTGGGTCATTGTTGCGAGTCCTTATATATGGAGTGATCGATCACGCGCCGATGGCGCGTGCAGCGGTCAGGTAATCGACGCCTGGGTGCGCGGCCTGATACGCAAGAGCTCTGGCGTGCAGAGACAGGCGCTCGGGGTTGACAGTGGCGTTTGCCGGTGCGGCGAAGCTCACCATGCCGTTGTCGCCGGCATCGCGCGAGCGCTCGCCGAACGCAATCTGCACCGGCATCGCGGTGAGCAGCTCGCGCAGCACCTCATCTGCCGGCCGCTCAACGGTGGCATCGCCGTCGGCGAAGCTCAGCGGCGATTCTGGCAGCGCCAGCATCAGCTCGATCACCGGCGCCTGCTGGCGCGGCAGCAACCGGCCAACAGCGACCAGCGGCTCGACGAAGGCAAGCGCCTCGGTGCGGCGTGCGGCCGCAGCGGATGCGGCAATCTGCTGCTCGCGGGTGGCGATGGCCGCCTCGCGTGCAGCAATGGCGGACTCGCGCTCGGCGAGGGTAGTGTCGTTTGGCATATCGGGCTCCTGGGTAACGGGATTGGCAAATGCTGGCGTCGCATCGTCCGACTCGGGCGCGTTGGCCGCATCGGTAACGTTGTCGATCTGGTGCTGAGGGATGATCGCGTCGGCGGTCTCCACGCCGTTGTCGGCGATAAACCGCTCGCGCAGCTTGCGCAGCACGTCGCCGATCGAAGAAAACGCGCTGCGTTCGCGAAAATCGCCGAACGTGAGCAACCCATCGACGTTGTCGGCCAGGTGCACATCGCGCAGCCCCTTGACTGCGGGCGGCATCGCGCCAAGAAAGCCAACGTGGCGCAGGTACAGCTTGCCCGGCGTCGGGTTGCCCGGCGAGGTCGGCCCGAAAAAGCAGGCGGAGCGCTTTTTGAACTTGCCAGCGCGCACCATATCGACAAACGCGGGGTCAACATGGTCGGCATCGGCCACCAGCAGATCGCCGTCGGCGCGCAGCCCTCGCACCCAGCCGTAGGCCGGGTGGTCGTGTTGCGGATGCCCAACGACCAGCGGCGCCTCGCTCAGTGCCGGGTTGTAGCCGGCCGCGATGGCCGCCACGTCGGCGGCGGTGATCTCCACCTCGCGGCCGTGCATGTCAACGTGCCGGCCGGCGCGGAAAATCTCGATGGTGTTGCTGGGGTTTTTGCTCGCCATGTCGCACATCATCTGTGCGGCGGGAGCTGGCGCGGGTTTAACCGGCGCTAAAAGCTGCGGCGCCGAATGCGCGGCGCCTGCGTGTTATCTCACGACCGCCGTGGCTTGGCAACCGAGTTGCCGGAGCAGCAAGCCGGATCGCCCCGCGCGCGCTTCCAGCGCCGATTCGTCAACCGTGCCGGCCACAGCCAAGGCAAACACCGTTTAACGGCGTTCAAATCCCGTTTAACTCCGTGCGGAGCAGTGTCGGCCGTGCCACCGTAGCGGGACAGGGGCCAAACGCCGGCAAGGGCCGTTTGCGGCGGCCGCCGAAATCCTGGATCAAATCGGCAAAAACGCGTCGGCAAGGTACTCGCCTGCGAGTTTGTCGATCGCCTCGGCGTCGGCGTCGCTGACACCAAGGAACGGCCGTGCTGGCAGGCCCGGGTGGTTGACGCGCTTGGCGAACACCTTGCGTCCGCCGACCGAAAACGCCAGCGGCCCATCGCCGCGTGGCTCGATGGTATACGGCGCGGTACCGAACTGGTGGTAACGCGCCTGCCGCTGGGTCGCTGACAGCTCGACGAAATTGCGGCCACTGCTCGGGAATATCTGCCGGCTCATGGTGCCGGTGAGCAGCAGCGGCCTGCGCCCGCTGCCGTCGCGCAGTGGTAGCCACGGTGTGCCGTCAGGCGCGACGCTGCTGGCAAACCGCGCGCGTGTGCTCTCGAGCAGCAACTCGCCGATATCCAACATCACCGGCGATAGATCCTCGGTGCGCCTGGCTGCCTCGGCGAGGTTGCGCAGCGCCGCGGTTGCGTCGAGCTCGATGACAAACGTGTCGCTCACAGCGGCTCGCCATCGACCAGGGTGAGCCGGCGCAGATCGGCGACCGTGGTGATCGCCACCGATTGCAGCCACATCGCGCTCAGTGCGTTGTTGCCGGGCGCAAACGTCCAGGCGAGGATCTCGCCCGCATCGGTGCGCTGGGCCGCGATCAGGGTTGCACCGCCACCTGTGGCCACTCCATCTATATAGATGGTCGCCGACGCCAGCGATTGCGGCAGCCGCAGCATCGCTCCAGGCAGCACCGCCATCAGCGCCGCGTCGGCCTGGGCAGCGGCCAGCGGTGTCCTGTCGATCGCCAGCAGCGCGGTGCTGGTGCTGGGCAATCGAGGCACCACTGCGGCGCGGACGAACCCAACCGGCGCAGCCCAGCCAGACGGAATCGTACCCAGCGCATCGCCGAGCACGCCAAGCATTGCCGGCCACTCGGCGAAATAGTCATCGGTGCGGGTCAGCGCATCGCGCAGAGTGATGTCGCGCCACGCGGGCGGCAGTTGCATCACCCGCGCGCCGAATGCGCTGGCCACCGGCAGCGAGCGCGCCGCGTGGCCTACGTGGTATTGCCACTCGGGCGGTGGGTCGTCGTCGATCCGCACTGGCGTACGATCGACATTGCGGCCGAGAGCGCGCATACGCTGCGCCGACACGCCGGTAACATCACAGTTGCAGCCCCAGCCGTTGGGCGGGTAGTTGGTTGCCCACCACGGATCATCAGCGGGCAAGATCAGGTCATCCCACGCAATATGGCGTTCGCGCGGGTTGAGGATCGTATGGTGGTTGTAGCGCAAAAACGGAAATTTGCGCAGCGTCTCCCAGCGCCCGGCGCTGTAGCTGGTGCGCAGGTTGGTGCGGTAGATGATGTTGGTACGCCAGGCGCGGCCCTTGGCCGAGCCATCGCCGGTGAATCCCTCCCAGCGGCCGGCCACGATGGCATCGAATCGCTCGCGAAAATCGGCCAGCGTTTCACCATCGCCGATCGCCCGCGTAACCGCGTCGCGCAGATCCTCCAGCACGTCCAACCGCGCCAGCCCGGCGACCATAAACCCGTGCGCGTGATCGCCGCGTAGCAGATCGTCCCAGCGCGCGCTCGGCACGTTGACCTTGCGCCGGAAAAACGCGAGCTGCTGCGGAAACGGGCGAAACGCGATACGGGCGTCAGGCACCGGAGCGCACCTCGGCGTCGCTCACGCCGGCGCGATGCGCAACGCCGGATGCCTGCTCGATGATGCCGCCGAGTTTGTCGAGCGGCAGATCGGCGAGCAACAGCGACAGCCTGCCCAACAGATCGTCGGCGCTGCTCGCGGCAAGCACGTCGGCGCGGATGCGCGCGATCCAATCGTCGGTAATTGGGCCGGCCTGATCCGCCAGGGCGGCGATCAGGTTGTCGAGGTAGTTGTCGTGCTGGCGCGCCGCATCGGAGTTGGCGGCAAACGCGATCGGCAGCGATCCGCTCGTAAGCCCTGGCTGCGCTGGCGTCCAGTGGTCACCGTAGGTTTCGCGCACGTAGTCGAGACCTGGAACGAACCCGAGCGCGAAAATCTTGCTGTCACGTTCGGCGAGCGCGCTGGCATCCTCGGGCTCATCAAGCACGCGGAACACGCGCGGCGGGTCGGCGTCGGGGAAGTTGAATTGCGTCAACCATCGCACCGGGCCAAGGTTGAAGCTCTCGCAGATCAGGTCAGCGTCAGCTTTGACGATGTCAGCGCGCACGTCGCTTTGTAAATCCTCACTACCGAGCTTGCCCGGCGTGCCCTCGCTGCTGGCGCTTTGCCCAAGCACAACTTTTGCGATCGTCGCGTCCATCGTGTCGTGCAGCGTCTTGTAATCTGCCGTGCCGCTGCGTGCGGCTTCGAGCAGTTCGAGCGTCATCCCTTCCGGGATGATGATGCCAGAGTCGCTCTGAATCGCCTCGGTAGCAGCCAGCAGTTTGTTGCGCTCATCGGATGTCGCGTTGGCATCGTATTTGCCGACCGCCGTTGGCATGCCGAATTTTTCGAGGAACGTCAGCCAAAACTTGAGCCCGTTGCGCTTGAACAGCACCGGCCAGTACAACCAGTGCGCAAGGCCGAGTCCGTACGGCTCGTCGTCGTGATCGGCGCCGGTGGCCAGATGCCAAAAATACGGCGCCGGCGCATCCTCGCCAGGGTACGGGTTGGTCGGAGTGATCAGCCGCAAATCGCCGTGCTCGCCGAACCGGAATCGGCGTCGGTTGCGCACCTTGATCGAGTCCCACGTCAACAGCCCGTCCTTGCGGCCGTAGATGATCTCGGCGGCCGCGTAGCCATAAAAGACGCCGTAGAGCATGCGGTCGGTCAGCCGATCAAAGCCAACGCATTGCAATTGCTCACGCAGGTGATCGGCCGCGCGCTTGTCCACACGGCGGTTGCTGGCGGCATCGACCTGCCACTCGGCGGAGGTTACCGCCGACCGCCGCTGGGCGAACGTGGCCTTTACCTGCGCCTCGGCCAGCACCCGCTCATAGATCAGCAAATCGCCACCGCCTCGACCGGTGACGATCGTGTCGGTCGGGATCATCAACTGCCCGGTGTACGGACGCGTGATGTCGCGGCCGTTGCCGGTGGTGGCAATCTCGCGGTTTGGTAATGGGCTATCGATTCGGTCGTCGGTCATTGGTAGCCTCCAAAATCGTTACGTCCGGCGACTGTGCCGAAACCGGTATCGCTGTGCCGTCGCTGCGAGCCATCGCTGAAATCGCCGAGGCTGGCGGCAGCGCGGCGGCCCGTGGATTGGTAATCGATCTCGGTTCCCGGGTTGCGACTGGCGTAGTGCATCAGCGCGATCGCGATGCCGGCATCGCCGTGGCGCTTGCCACCATCGACGCCATCCGAGCGCTTGTCCGGCACACGGGCTATGCCCTTGACCATTTTGATGGCGCGCAGATCGGCCAGTGTGTCGGCATCGCGCGGCACGCGGATTGTGTCGTCTTCGAATGCGCGCTTGAGCGGCGGCATCTGATCGCGGTACCAGCCTTCGGTGAGCATCACCAGCTCGACGCGACCCCAGCCGTAACGCTGGGCCGTGAACTCGGCCACCGCGTTGCCGTTGCCGCGCGCGTCGATCGCGGCGCGGGAAAATCGCGGCAGGCGGTCGATCACGTAGTTGATGATCGTCTCTTGCTCGCGGTGCGGCACGTTGCGCAGCTCGATCTGGCACGGCATCACGCGCCGCAGTTGCTGGTCGATCTGGCACGGGTCGATAACGCTCAAGTCGCCACTGCGGCCAAAGTCCATGCCGAAAAACGATGGCAGCCGGGGATCCAGCCCAGCAAGCGCCGGGCCAACCTCGGCGTCGAGCCAGTCGGTAACGGCATCGTTGCGGTCCTGCGCTGGGCGCTGCTCGAATCCCGGCGCGCAGGTCAGCCGCAACACGGGCGCGTTGTGCATGCGCGCTTCAATCAGCGAGCTGGTGAGCCAGGCGCCGGATCCCTGGCTGGGAACGACGTCGAGTTCCTCCTCGGCCGCGGGGCCGTAGAATGCGCGCACGCCGGTAACCCACTGCGACTCATCGGCTTGCGACCACGACTTGCCCAGGCGCAGGCACACGCGCCGGTACAGGCCTTCGGTAACCGCTTCGTCGAAGGTGGTGCGATGCACGCTGCCGGCGCGCGCGCCGGATCGAATGTCGTTTACCAGCTCGTTGAACGGGTTTTGATCGCCGTTGTGGGTGCTGATCACACGGACCTTACCGCCCCAGATCAGCAGCGCCAGCGCCGCCTTGAGCAGCTCGTCCAGCGCGCCGTGGAATGCGGCCTCGTCGATCACAACGATCCCCTGCTTGCCGCGCAGGTTGGCGGGGCGGCTGCTCAACGCGACGATGCGATAGCCGCTAGCGAAGCGAATGGTGTAGGTCTTGATTGCCTTGGTGTCGTTGCCATCGACAAAAACTTCCTCGCCTTCCTCGATCGCGCCGGCCGCCTGATTGAACACGCGCGCCCACATGGCGCAGGCTTCGATGTACTCGATAGCCATGTCCATGTTGTAGCCAATGTAGTACACGTTGCTGCCGCCCGTGGTGGCGGCAGCGAGCACGTCGTCAGACGCCTCCGCCCAGGTCAGGCCAATGCGTCTGGATTTTTCACCGATCTTGAGCGGCGAGCGATCCTCGACCCAGCGCTGCTGATAGCCGAGCAACACCGGTGGCGCGGCTGCGCTGTGCTCGGCAGCAATCGCGCGCGGCAGCTCACGCTGTAGCAGATCGGTACTCACACGCGTATGCCGAGCAGTTGCCGGCGCAGTTGGTCGGCGGTTTCCGGGGTCAACCCGGCCGACTTGACAACGCTTTCGAGCGCTGTGTTTTGCTCGCGCAGCATTTTATCGCGCGCCGCTTTCTCGATCGATTGCCGCTCGGCCAGCGATATGCGCCGCGTATCGATCACATCGCGCGCCGCGCGCGCCAGCTTGCGCACCTCGTCGATGCTCACGTCATCGCGATCCTGAGCCAGCAGCGCGGCATTGGTTGCCAGTGTGGTCACCGCCTGTGCCAGTAGCGCGCCGGATTTTTCGCCGATGCCCTCGCCGAGTTCGCCGACCAGGGCATTCGCGGCCGCGTCGATCTCGCGCATGCGCTCGCCGAGCTCACGCACGCCGGACTGATAGCGGTGCAAGCCGGTGCGCGATGGCAAATCCTCGTTCGGCCAGCGCTTGCCAAGCTCCGCCATCAGCTCATTGAGCGTGAGCCGGTCCGCGCGCAATTGGGCGTCGATCCATGCGCGCGCATCCGGCTGCATGCGGTGGACCTTGCTCTTTGCGTGGCGCTTTTTGGTCGCCATTATTTCGGGCTCGGCTTGGCCACGCCAGGGCACGCTGCGTTGCCGGTGGCCACATCGAGCCCGCGCGCGGTGAGCGAGGCAACCCAGACGCCGGTTACCGCCTCCTCGGATAGCGCCAGACCTTGGTCGGTGAGCCACGCGATATCGGTCACCACGTCGTCGCGCGATGCGTGCACGCCAAGGTGCTGCAACCCGGCATAGATGATCGAGCTATTGCTGCGGTAGCCCGCCTGCTCGGACATCAGCCGCAGTATCACCAGCCGGCGCTGCTCGCGCAAAAAATCGTTGTAGGTTGTCATCGCGTACTCTCCAACAGATATTTTTCGACCCGCGCCACGGCGGACTGCGTGGTGATCGATCGCTCCTCGATGGCCGCGACCTGATTGCTAACCTTGCTAACTAGCGTTTTGACATCGTCGATGTCGCCGTTGGTCGGCACATGCTGGCGCCACTCCTCGATTACCCGCAGCCGCTTGTCGATTTCGAGCAAGCCGTCGATCTGCTCGCTGATCGTGCCGATACGCCGGCTCTCGGTCGCTATCATGCCGCGCAGGTCAGTCATTTCGCGCTCGCGTGCGGTACGGTCTCCTTGCGCAATTTCGGCGCTCGCCTCGTCGCGAGATTCCGCGCGCTGCTCGAACTGCCGCAGCAGCACCAACCCAAAGCCGAAAACCAGGGCAAAAACGCCGACAACCAGCACCGCAGCGCCACTCATCGATATGTGGATCAGTCCATCACCCATGACGTAGCCTCAATCGTTTTTCCGCCTCGGCGGAACATTCGGTACAGCGCCCGGCTGCGGGGTAGATACGCAACCGCTCCGGTGCTATCCACTCGCCGCAATCGATGCAGGCGCGCGGTTTGCTCAAGTCAAACCCACGCATCGATTCGTCGATGCGCGCCTGACGCTCGTACGCAGCGCGCTGCGCGGCGAGCGCATCCTCCCGGTGTTGCTCCTCGCGCGCGGAGCCGTGGTCGGCGAAATCAGCCATGTGTTACTCCCCACTTTCGCGCAATGCCGACGAAGCCCGCGCAATCCGCTCCGCCTCGATCCGCTCCCGCTCTCGCGATGCTGCCGACAGTCCGGCGTGTTTTGACGCGCACGCGTGATACAGCGCTGCGCTCTGCGCGTGGTTGCGCAGCAGCGTCGGAACTCGGTCGTCCGCTGCCAGCGGCAGCGCCTGGCACGGGCCGGTCAGGCTCTGGTCTACTGGCGGGATCGGTGTTAGCAGCGCCAGCAGCGGCGCCGGGATCGTTGGCCGCGTTGCTCGCATTCCAGGCGCGCAGGATGTCAGCGCCAACACGCACGCCATCCAGATCATGGCGCGCGTCCAGAGCGCGGTCGAGGCTACGCGCCGCGCGCTCGGCGGCGATGCGTTTGCTGTCCAGGTCATCGGCTGTACTCCGTGCGATTGCCGCGAGCGATGCGGTTGCGGCGGCGTTGTCTCTCGCCGCGATATCGAGCGCGGCTGAAAACGCGCCGATCTGTCGGCCAAGCGCAGTCACATCGAGCTGAGCCTGCTTGCCGCGCTCCCACTGCCGGCCCAGGTTGATGCCGCCGATCAACGCAGCCGCTGCCAGTGCGAGGCACGCCGCCGCACCGATCGCCAGCGCGCGGGCTTTTGTCATGGTGCCGGCGAGCGAGAGCAGGCTCACAGCCAATCGCCATCGAGTAACCGAGCCAACAGCATGAGCGGTGTACAGCAGATGGCGCACAACGTTGCCGCTACGATTAGCACAGCGATCGCCGTCGCATAGCAACTGCCGCGCAGCACCCCGGCTACAAACGCAATTGGAGTCACGGGCACACCGCCGTGCCGGACCAGCCGGCTGCGATGTACGCAGGCTCGAGCGTCAGCAGGATGCGACGTGGGTAGCCGATGTTTTCTTGGTGCGCCCAGGCCGCGCGCAGGCGGTGGTGCTCAACGGCCTGCCAGTCGTCCGGGTTATCGCCGGCCGCTGACGCAGCGCGGCGCTCGCGATTGATCCAGCCCGCGCCGCCGTTGTAGGCGCGCAGCGCGTACACCCAGCGCGCGCACGGCGGCAGTTTGCCCGCGCCCATCGGCCGCTGCTGGCGGTGCAACAATGCGTCGTAGCAGGCTGCCGCGCGTATCGATTGGATCGGGTCCCACGGGTCGAACGATCCAAGCTCCGGGCACTGGCTCGGAATCCACTGCGCGGTTGCCGCGGTAAATTGCGCCAGCCCCAACGCGTACGGCGATTGCGCGTCAGCGCGCCACCCGCTCTCCTGATGGAGCTGTGCTGCCAACCGAGCGGGCGACGCATCGAGCCCAAAATAGCGCCCGCTCTCACGCTCAACGGTCAGCCGGTAGCGCGCGCTGGCCTCGGGCACGCGTACCTCGGCGGCGAGCACCAAACTGAGCGCGCTGCTCAACAGCAACACCGCGAACACGATCAGCGAGACAACACAGTAGTAGACGATTGCGCGCGCCGCACCGGCGCCGAGCGACGCCAGATCAATGCGGTCGGACTGCCGGCGCATCATAATCGCGAGGACGAAAAACTTCATGACCTCAATCCACCCGTTCACGGCGCCAACGCCCCGGCGATGATCGCCGCGCAGATAATCCACGCCTTGCGCTTCCAGGCTGTGCCCTGCTCGACGCCGGCCAAATTCTCGGGTTGATCGTCGGAGAAGCGGCGGCAATCGACCCAGTTGCCAGCGTGCGCAAACGCTGCCAGCTTGCAGATACCCCACAGCAGCACGCCAACCTTTGCAACGTTGATGTACGCCACGACCGCGAACGTGATCCACGCCAGCGCTACGACAGGGTTGGCTGTGGCGCGCTGGTACAGCGATGCAATGCGTGATTTGATGCCCATGATCAGAGTCCTGTGCGAAAGCCCGGCGAGGTTGGGGATAACCTGCGCCGGGCAACGGATTGCAAACAACCCGCGCGTGTAGGATCGATCAACGGTGCGTTTTTACGGGTTTAACCCGCGCTAAA